GAAGAGGACTAGCGCCCGAAATAACGACACCGAGAGACTTTTAAAACTTTTCAAATCCTAACCTTCGAGAAGTGATAGTTAGCGAAGGTTAGAAATCGAGCAGTAAAAAAAATGAACGCAGAAGCACCGAAGCAAAAAAAGCGAGGACGCCCACGCAAAGCGCGCACCCAAACCCCCTCAGAGCGCGCGGAATACTTACGCCAATATAATCAGCGACCCGAGGTGATAGAGGCGCGGAGAGCGCGCGCGAGGCAGTACGAGAAGCGCCTGCGCGCAGAGGAGACGCCCGAAGAGCGCGAGGAAAGACTCGCCTATCGTCGCATGATGGAGCACATGCGACTAGAGGCGATGACCGACGCAGAGCGCGAGGAGAGACTTGAAAAGCGACGCCTGGCCCAACGAGAGAGGAGAGCGCGCGCGAGAGCCGAGCGCAAATAAACAAAAGCCCTAGCCCATCCTCGCTGCGACCAAACTTTGAAGATGAAACTAGGGCTTGCAGAGTGCGCCTCGCGAGAGCTTTTCACCCCCAACGAGACACCTGCTTAGTCGAGTTTGCGCAGAGTATCACTGACCAACTAACGATTCAAGGGCCAACATCACAGCGCCTTGAGCGGCCGCGCGTAAGCTCACACCCTCAGCGCGCGCGAGCTCATATATCCACGCATCGAGCCACGCGGGCACGCTGATCACAGTCGCGGGCACGCTCAAATCTACCTCAGGAAGCGCCGCGCCCTGATGATACACCAGAAGCCCCCGCGCGAGGAGCTCGCGCGCGACCGCCACCCGATCTATAGACAGTTGAGCGCACCAAGGGAGAGAGGAGAGCGCATAGTCAGAGAGGGCTCCATCGAGCGCGAGGCGCACTCGCCGAGGAGGCGCGCCCCGATGCGCGGCCATACGCGCGTGGATCTCATCTATCATGGCGCGCCCCCTCTTCTCTACACCACCGCTCACAGGCCCCATAATGCAGAGCAGAGCGAGGCCCGAGGACACGCGCCCGCGCTGACACAGGGAGATCATAGAGCCGTTGTGCGCACTGCTCCAAGGGTGTAGGAGGCGTCAGGATCACGGCCAGCGACCAAATCAACCCGCCCGCGATCATGATGATCAGGACCGCGCTTATCAGCGCATCACGCAAAAGGCGCTGATCCGGCATCATAAGAGACCTCGCATCTCTCGCGAGATATCGCGGGCATGGGAGAGGAGCTCAGCGCGCTCATGATCTATCATCTCTGCATCGACCTCATAGACACGCTCACAGAGCGGAGAGAGAGAGATCATGAGAGAGCGCGAGAGAGGAGCCCAGAGCGCCCCGCTCCAGAGCTTCGCTAACGCGAGCTCACAAGAGAGATCCGCGCGATTATCAGCGCGGAAATCAGACCACTTAGCCTCTACCTCATCATACCCGTCATAGACATAGATGATCAGATCATCACGGAGGCGATCAGAGAGCGCGATGATAGAGCGCTCGATCAGCTCTTGGCGCGCGGGCGAGCGATACGCACTTTCAGAGACGAGATGAGACGCGCGGAGGGTCAGCGAATGGGGCGCCACTTGCCACGCCCACCGCTCACCAATGAGCGCTTCGACAGCGCAGCAGAACGCCCACCTAGCACACCCGTCATCTTGATTGAGCGCGCGATCATAGACAGAGAGGATCTGAGCAGGCGTTTTCATCGAGCACCCCCCAGGCGATCACGACGAGCGCGAGCGATGAGCGCAACGAGTCGCACAGCGCCACGAGCGAGAGAGAAGCGATTGAGAGGCTCAGAGACCTTCTCAGCGAGATCAACAGCGCAGAGAGCGCGCGCTTCAAGCTCAGTGATCGAGGGAGAGGGAGAGGAGACAGGCGCCAGAGACACAGGCGCGAGATCATATTCTGTAGGGTATTGATCAGAGAGACACATAGAGCACCTTATTTGAGGGTGAGGGTGAGAGGGTGAAGGATTGAAGACCACGCGGGCGCAGCTTTCTCAAGCCCACGGATATTAGAGCGTCGATTATTGATCTCGATAGGGCATGTGTACGAGACCCACCGACAACTGACAGACATATATTGACGCGCATCAATCGCGCGCCCGAGCTGATCGAAGCCGAAGAGACGCCAATCATAGCGCGCCTCAAGACGGCGACGCCCAGAAGCGCTCGACGGTGGATATTTGGGATGGATCGCTTTCGCGTCTTGATGATGTTCTAAAAACGCAGCGATGCGACCGAGAGACAGTGTTGAGGGTGCGAGATCTGTAACCTGTAGACGCTCAGGAGCGAGCGCGAGCGCAGATTGACGCGACGCGAACGCCCAGAGGGAGACGCCTTCAGTGAGCGATTGACGAGCGCGCTTGAGCGAGCGGTAGACGGTCGGAACGACGGGCGAGAGATCAGAGCCAAGAAGCCGATAATGTATCATGATGTGAGAGCCTTGTGTGAGTGAGTGATTAAGCGAAGAGAGAAGAGAAGAGGTCATCAAGGGCAGTTTGAGACGCGAGCGCTTGAGCCTGAGCGGTGAGCGTTGCCGCCTGATCACGGAGCGCTTGGATCTGATCAGGAGCAGAGGCGAAGAGATCACCGAAGAGGGCTTGCGCGGCGAGGGTGTCAGCTTGAGCGAGGAGATCAGCAGCTTGAGCGAGGAGGTCTTGAGGGTTCATGTTGTGTCATCCTTAGTGAGAGGAGAGGAGAGGAGGAGAGTGATCAATCAATCACTGTGATTACACAATCACACACTACACCCCCCGCGTCAAATATATTTTTGATTTTTTTTCACCGCCCCCTAGAACGCCTACCCCAAACGCGCGAAAAGTGGTATGATCTCCCCTACCCCCCTCAAGAGAGAGAGGCGCCATGATAGAGCACGACGAAACCCTAGACAGCCTAGAGACGTGGATCGCGCGCTACGCCACAGCGAGCCGAAATGGCGAGCTGAGCGTAATCGATGTCGTGACAGCCTACACCCACGCCACAGGCGAGGCGCCTGATATTGATGAGGTGTATATCCTCCTCTCAGAGCGCTTTATCGCCACGCGAGACGAGAGCGGGTCATTGATTTTTAGAGCGATCTTAGACATTTAACCAAGAGGAGTCGATATGTTTGTCGATCTGATCAAAGGCCGCAAGGCCCAGCCCCAAAAGAAGCGCATGAGCGCAGACAACGACCGCGACGAGATGAGCGACGAGCGCCTAGACGAGATCATGGCCGAGCTCTTCGGATCTGCCGACGATGAGGAGCGCGACGAGCGCCCCGCTAAGCGCAAGGTGAAGAAGGGCGCGCGCGCAATGCTCGAAAAGGCGATGGAAGAGGACGAAGATTTCGACATCGAGGACGATGATGAGGACATGGAGAAGGGCATGAGCCGTCGCGAGATGATGAATCAGGTCTATTCCATGGTCGATGATCTCTCAGACGAGGAGCTAGATTCATTCCTCAGCGATCGTCAGATCAAAAAGGCCCAAGTCATGGCAATCTTTGAACAAATGCCGACGAGCGACCTCAAGGAGCTCGTGAGCGCCCGCGAGGCGAACGGAGCGGAGCCGATGAGCCCTCTCGCGATGAAGGGAGCGGGCGGCTATAACTACGACATGGAGAAGGCCGACGAGGACGAGGATCTCGATTTAGAGGATGAGATCTAATGGAGCCTCTCTATATGACCCTCGCGGGCGCGCTGATGATCCTAGGGTTTATCCGAGCGTTTGAGCGCTGATATCATGAGAGCGCGTCGAGATCTCCTCAAGAGCGCGAAGAGCTCGCGCCCGCCAAAGATCCCCGCTAAATATCTCAGCGGGCTCAAAGGCGAGGAGAGAGCGAAGCGCAAGCGAGAGCTAGAGCGCCGAGCGCGCGACGCCTCACAGCGCACCTATGAGCCGTTGCCGAGCGATGCAGACGCGAAGACACGCCCGAGCAAATACTCGCGCACCCAGCTAGCGAAAGACACACGCGAGGCGATGAAGGGTAATAGTACCAGAGAGTTTATCTCGACCGTGGCCAAGCTCACAGGGATCAAGAGATCCATCATTAAGCAGGTACATGAGCGAGGCGCGGCAGCGTGGGCGACGGGCCACAGGCCGGGAGCCTCTCAGGTCGCGTGGAGCCGCGCGAGGGTGTACAGTTTCGCGACAGGTGGCAAGACTCAGAAGACCGCCGACGCGGATCTATGGAGACAGCACAAAGAGGGGTGATCAATGGACACTCAACAGCTACTAGCGACCCCGCGCGGGCGCAGGATATTGAGCGCAGCCTCACCGCAGTTCTTTGACGCCTACTATTGCGGAATGAGGCGCGCTGATCATCGCGACAGGTGGCTTGATACGATGGAGGGCGCCACGGTCAGAGCTAAAGACACAGGCGTCAAAGCCAAGACTCTGATACTTGCGCCCCGCGACCACGGGAAGACCGAGGCCGCGATCACTTACGCGACGCGCGCGCTATGCCTTGATAGGGATATTCGTATCTTATGGATCAGCGAGTCACAAGGACAAGCAGAGAAGCGCATGAGGCGCGTGAGCAGCCTACTACAGAGCTCAAGAATCCTTGAAGATTGGGCGAGCGATCCCCTAGACGGAGCGCCACCTTTTCAGGCCGAAGGGAGCAAATGGACCAACAACCTGATCTATCTCAACCGATCCCGACAGAGCGTAGATGCTTCACTAGAGGTGATAGGCGCGGGAGGATCTGTGACAGGTGGTCACTTTGACCTGATTATCTGTGATGACATCCAAGATGACAGAAACACCTACACCGCAGGCGTGCGGGCGAAGACGCGCGAATGGTGGCGCGGTACGGTCGCGCCGATGCTCTCGCGAGGTGGATCAATACTCGTGATCGGTACACGCAAACACCACGATGATCTCTTCTCTCACCTGATCAATGACCCTACTTATCGAGTCATGCACGATAAAGCGATCCCCGAATGGCCCGAACGCTACAGCTTCATCACGGACACCGACGAGAACGGGCGCGAGATCATCACGGGTGTAGACATCGAGGGGGGAGAGTGTTTGTGGCCCTCAGAGCGCCCGCTTGACTACCTCTTATTAGAGCGTCGCGCGGTAGGAAGTCGCCTCTTCTCTCGCGAGTTCCAGAACGAAGTACAAGATGAGAGTTCAGCGGCCTTTAAGATGGAGTGGTTAGAGCGCGCAATGGAGCGAGGGAAGCGCTATCGACTAGGCACCATCCCGCCAGAGGTAGACGATCTCGTGCAGGGTTGGGATTTTAGTCTCGTAACAGACGCGCGCGGAGCTGAGGAGCGCGACACGGACTACACCGTGGGGATCACATGGGGCAGAGATTCAAAAACCGGCGATCGATATCTAATAGACATCTTCAGGAAGCGCGGGATGAGCCCAACTGAGCTACAGGGTAGAGTGAAGGGTGAATATGCGAAGTTCCCTCGACCCCCGCGCGTTGTAGCCGTTGAAAAAAACGCTGTCGGTGAACTGCACTATTTAGGGCTTCAGCGATCCTCAGACCTACCCCTCAAAGGACACATCACACACGCGCGCAATAAAGCGGATCCGTGGGAAGGTGTACCCGCGCTCTCAGTCTTATTTGAAAATGACAAAATCATTTTGCCGAGCGCCACAGACAGCGACCGCGAGCGCCTAGAGCCGTTGATTCATGAGCTCTACAACCTAGGCAAAGAGCGCCACGACGATACTGTCATGGCGCTATGGATCGCGGAGACTTGGCTGAGGAAGAGCGCGTTTGTGTACACGATGGACTTTGGTGGAACGGAGCTCCAAGGGTCAGCAGACGAGCGCCTATTTAGTGGAGATGACAACGAAAATATGACACACGCTCAATATTCAGATCACGCCACCCGCGCGAGTCATGATACAATATGGGGTGAGTTATTACCTGGCTACTCAGGAGAGCACTAGACATGATAGAAACACATACATTCACCTCGACAGGCGGCGCAGAGATCCTCATTGAGCCGAGCTCTTACGAGGGCCAGAGATTCAGCGACGGACACCGAAACGTGCAAGTGAGCGCGAAGGATCTAAGCGGAGGGAGCTATACAGTAAGCTATCGCCCCGTCGGCGCGCCTGCCTTCGTTGAGCATGTGTCAGGAGCACTAGAGGCCGACGCGGTAATGTTAGCAGGCCCCCGCGCGCCTGTATTTGACGCGATCAAGATTGAGTTTGCGGGCGTACCCGCCGCCCCCGCGACACAGACAATCACCGTGAACACTTGGCCGAGAGGGCTCTAAAAATGGCAACGCTACATGGAGACGAGAGCTCAATGAGCGGAGGGAGCCAAGGTTGGCAGCTAGAGCTCTTCACAGTCACTGCACCCCAAACACAGTTTGTGATCGCACAGGCACCCGCGACAGACGCAGACGGCGACGCGCTCGCGATCCTCAAACTCAACGGTGTAGCGCAACAGAGAGATGTCGAATACACCTTCAACGACTATCGCACCTTCACATGGACCTCTAGCGACGCGCTAGAGACAGGTGATGTGATTGAAATCTTTTATCAACCCCGTTAACGACACCCCCGCCAGATAAGGAGCCACCATGGCACAGCTAAAGGGTAAACAGATAGCGAACGCGAGTATCGCGGCAGCCAAGATTGACCTCTCAGACACCTTTGATTTTACGTCAGGTTCAGTGAGCGTAGGCAATCCGAGCTCAAATAATGACGCCGCAAACAAGGCTTATGTCGATTCCGTCTCTACGAGCTCAAGCGCTGGACTAGATTTCAAAGAGAGCGTAGTAGTCGCGAGTACAGGCGACTTCGCAGGCACCTATAGCTCTCTCGTACTCACCGCGAGCGATGTCGGCGCGATCACCATCGACAGTGTTCAGCTCAGCTTAAACGACCGCGTGCTGCTCAAGGACCAGAGCACCGGAGCCGAAAACGGTCTCTACACAGTGACCACCGTAGGAGACGCGAGCAACGCGGGAGTGTTGACGCGCGCGAGTGACGCAGACAGCAGCGCAGACCTCACCACAGGCGCTTTCATCTTTGTTGAGCGCGGCACCGAAAATCAAAATAAGAGCTTCGTTTTGCAGGCGCATACAGACGGCAGCTCGCCGACTCTCGACACAGACGCGCTGACATTTATCCAATTCAGCGGAGCAGGGCAGATCACAGCGGGAGACGGCATCTCTAAGTCAGCCGACACTCTAGCGCTCGACATCAACGGCCTGACCGCCGTCGCTGATCAGGTCTTTTCAGACGATCAGGTGGTGGTATACGACGATAGCGTGAGCGGGCCTCGCAAGCGCGGCGCAACAAACTTCGTCAACGATGTGATGGCGTCAAGTTTTGAGGTGAGCGGAAACAAGGTAGCCCCGATCATCAAATCAAGCGGAGGTGTGATCGCAGGGTCTAACGGTTTCGCGGTCTCGGGCAACAATACCAGCTCTCTCGCGGCGAGTTCCCTGACTTCCAGCTTCGGACTCTTTTTCGTGACATCAAGCAACCCTCGCCAGGTCGCGTTTGACGATTTCCTCGATCAGCTCGCAGGTGTAGGCATCGAGGTTTCGGGAACGACCCTCAAGGCAGGTCTACCGCAACTAGATAGCGGAAGCGCGGGCAGCACGCTCTCGACTGATGAGAGCGCTACAGGGATCACGATCTCAGCTACCCCCCTCGATGACAGCGACGTAGCAGTCACAGTGAACGGGGTAGGGATTGAGCTAGGCGATGGTGTGAAATCAAAAGATGCGTATTTCAGCGCCGACAGCGGCACCACTCCGCGCGCCATCGCGGACATCGCATCAGGTGACGAGCTCTTTTGGAATGGCGCGAGCGCTTATTCCCTAGAGACTGATGATATCGTGGAAATACGATTCAACGCCTGATGACATGATCTGTAAATAGTGTTACTCTCTCAGGTGATAGACACACACCCAGAGAGAGAACAACGCTATGAGGATTCAGGGAAAACAGCTCGCGGACACGCTACGCAGCGAGAGCGCGCCTTTTGATCGCATCTATTCTAGTCAGCTCACAGGCGGACTCGTCTTCAAAGCGAAGAACGCGAGCGCCCAAGCGATGACCATTGGTCAGGCTGTTTACATCAGCGGAGTGAGCGGAGAGGTACCAGAGGTGCTCTTAGCAGACGCAGACGGCGTAGGCACCACGCCCGCGGCGGGCCTGATCGCGACAGGAGGCAACGCTAGCGCGGAAGTATGGGTGATCGCGCTAGGGGAGCTTAAGAACGTGAACACGGGCAGTTTCAGCGAGGGTGACACACTCTATGTAGGCGCGACAGCGGGCGCGCTCGTGAACACCCCCCCCACAGGCGAGAGCGCGAAGCTACAGAACATCGGGCGCGTAGTGCGCTCAGACGCAAGCAGCGGAGTGATTTTTGTGGGAGGCGCAGGGCGAACCGCAGCGACCCCTAATCTTGATCAGGGTAAAATCTTCATAGGCAACGCGAGCAACCAGAGCTCATCGAGCGTGTATACGCTACCGATTACAGACGGCAACGCGGGCGACGTACTCACGACAGACGGAGCGGGTGCAGTAACCTTCAGCGCGCCGAGCGGGGGGCAGGCAAGCTCTACTGTCATAACTTCTAGCCCTAGCTCTCTTGCTAATGGTGGTGAAGTTTACACAATTGGGCCTACAGCTAGTTCAAAAGTGTACATTGTTCTTCAAGGAAACACGCTACAAATATCTGATGGAGATAGGATCAAAGTTGAGAATCTCTCAGGGCAGGTCATGCAAATTTCTTCAAGCAGAAATGTGTATACAGGCGTGGGAGAGCTGGCTCCCTATACATATTTGCCCGGCTCAAATCTTTGGAGCGGGAACAAATATCGTTTAGACTTAGAGTCAAGGGGTACAATCGAGCTTGTTTACCAAGGCGGGAGCTATTATTCGTCCTATTATCCTGCCATTGAAACAAGTGTTGATTCTATCGAGGCGGGCGATCTCCTCGGATATTCAAAAGTGCGAAACGCGATTGAGCGCGCGGGGGATTACATTCTGAGCGCTGATATTAACGGTACAATTGAAGCGCTATTCACTTATGCTACTGCATACGACGAGAGCACAGCGCGTACAATCACACTTCCTAGCCCCTACACGCTAGAGGCGTACTGTGAAGCTCTCAACGGGAAGCGTATTACGCTGGAGAACCGAGGGGCGAGTACACTTAGCCTAGAGAATGCTTCAGCTGTGTACAACAATGGAATATATTATAGGACTTATTTAAGGTATTTTGATGACACAAATGCGGGTAATCAGACTTTGCAGTCAGGAGAGTATCTTATTATTGAGTTTGAATATGAGGTGGTTACAAGCACGACACATCATCTTTATGCGCGGATTAAGAAATATGGGCATTTCCCGTCGCGAGTGATCGAGAGTGATAGTAGCGCAACAGATACAACTCTCTCAACAGGTACAGAGCTTGAGAAAATTGTGTATGTGGAGAACAGTGCTACAGCAGTCACGATGACACTACCTACGATCTCAGGGGTAAAAGACGGCTATGTCTTAACTTTAAAGGCTCTTGGAAGCGCAAATGTAACCGTCTCTAGGGGTGGAACAGACACGATTGATGGTACGACAAGTTCGCTGACTCTGACACAGAATCAGAGTGTCGTGCTCGCGAAAGCTTCGGGTGGCTGGAATGTTGTTCAGGCCGTTGCGAGCTCGGGCGGTGGATCTTCTGCCCCCGCTGTAACTTCACCAACACCAAGTACAAACTATACAATCACATCATCAACAGGCATTGAAGAGATCTTCTTAATTGATCCCTCCGCAGATATTGACGTTGTTCTCGTTTCCGCTACAACTGCGGGAAGTGGATATAAGTACCATATAAAAAATCTTAGTGCTTCTTATACCCTAACGCTTAAGGGTGCAGGGAGTGAGACGATTGACGGGATTGCTCCTGCTACGGGGATTGATATTGATCTACAGTACGAGACAGTAACTGTTGTTTCTAACGGTTCAAACTGGTTTATCATCTAGGAGGATCTTTATGACTTATTCGCCAAAAAAACAAATCATCGTCGAGGCCCAAGGTTTAACCACAACGTCATCATTCTCGTATGGTGTAATCGCTTATTTATTTGAGCCTATACCTTCATCTACCAACTATTGGGTAACAGGAGGTTCCTCTACTATAAGCGATAATATAGGGCTTGTTTCGGTTTCAGGCCAAGGCCAAGCCTTACCGATAGGCATATATGAGGTAAACGCAGAAGCGGTGATTGAAGTAAACGCTTCAGGTTATGGCGATACTTTCACCTTTGGAAATATAAGTGGCACGACTCCAAGTCTCGCATATAACCAATTAAACTCAAACGTCAGTGTAGTCAGATCCTTTTCGGAGTATTCAATAGGATCAAGTGATTATGTCCAAACGAGCTTACGCTTTGATCTTGAGGTAACAAACCCACAAGGTCTTTTAAGCCCCCAATATGCAAATCAAGTTGCTTCAGTACCCTTTTTAAAAGTCGTATTTACAAAAGTTAACTAATCAGATTGGAAGGATATTAGGTATGAATGTACGCTTTACACTACCTTTTGCTACTTCAAGAGAAGTAGGGCAAACATATTTGAACGAGCAAGGTGTTGTGGTGGGTGTTATATTGAGCAAAACGACAGACAGTATAAAAGTCGCTGTACATGGCGAGTGTGCCGTCAAGTGTAATAGCATTCCAGATGAAAACTTCATGGTTCCACTATGGTATGATTCTGCTTTGAATGAGTTTAGGGCTTATACGTCAACAGAAGACTCACAACACAAGGTTGCAGGTTATGTAAAACCTCGTCAAATAGACAGTGAAGGCAGTATTATCTCTAATTATGATGACTCGCTACATGAGTTTATTTTACTGAGTCTATAGTGCGTAAACGTAGCAAAAATGAACCGCTCATCATCATAGGCGCCTTAATCCTCTGTTATCTGCTCTTCGGGCGAGAGACAGCGGGCGCGGGTGCAGTGTTGAGCGCGGCAGGCGTAGCGCACCAGAGGCGTAAGCGTCAGATCGAAGAACAAATCACACAGAGCGAAGAGCGCGAGGCGAGACAAGCGCGCGAGCTCAAAGACACCAAGAGCACAGCGCGCGAGCGTGGAGAGCGAGAGGCCGAGACATGGTTAGATCAGGACTTTTAAGCCTCATCATGATCTTGACCCCCGCGCCGTCAGGAATATGGGTCAAGAGCTCAGGTGAGGAGATCAGCGCACCTTGCCCGCAGACACTGAGCGAGGCTGAGCCCGCGCGACTGCCGAGAGGGTGCCAGGCCCCACAAGCGGGAGTCTTGATCTCTCGCTCACTCTTCAAGCGCAATCGAGGCGCACTCGCAGAACTCAGAGCGGAGCGCGACGAGTTAGAGAAGCAGCTCGCAGAAGAGCGCAAAAGACACACAGAGCTTAAGGTGCATGTGAGAGCATTGATCGCAGAGCATGATCTCGCACTTAACGCGCTCAAAGCGACCTGTACTACGCAGACTTGTCCACAAATCAAACCCGCAGCGATCGGCGCAGTGATCAGCCTCAGCGCGTGCGCTGCCTCTTTCGCGACTTATCAGTTTTTGAGGTAAAGACACATGGAACACGACCAGAGAAGAGCGCAACGCGCCAAGCTCATGAGAGAGCTCGACAAAGACCGCAATGTGGAGCGCCCGACCGAATACGCGAGCGCGGAAGCGGGAAGAGAAGCGCTTGAGCGAGGTCTTGAGCAGTGGCGAGAAGAGATCATCGAGCCCGAAGGCGAGGTGAATGACGGCCCAATCTTAGAGCGCTATATCCAAGAGGGCGCGCGATGGACTTGGCAAAAGAGCTATAAAAACCGAAAGTTCGCGTGGTGTGGCTGTTTCGCTGCTTGGTGTTGGATCAGCGTTCTACCGAAGCTCAGAAAGAAGAGCTTTCCATCGACGTATCGCTTGAGGGAATGGGCCAGAGGCACACCGCGCGAGATCAAAGAACTTGAGAACGCGCGCGCGGGCGATATAATGGTGATCGCGACGAGCACCGGTAAACGGTGGGGGGATCACATCACTATCATTGATCGTGTTGAGGATGATCTCTCAGGCGCGTGGACAGTCGAGGGTAACGCATACGGCGAAACACCTACTGAAAACCGCGCCGAAGGTGTGGTAAGATGCTTTCGACCGACCGAGAAAATCAAGTTTATTTATCGACCGTTGGAGGTCGATTTAGAGTAGTAGATCACAGCGAGGGAACATGAGCGACATACAAGCCACCATCGAGGAGATGACTGATCTCGTGAAAGGGAAGGCGGGGCAGTCACAAGCGTATGAGCTCAACCCCTACAGCACAGATCATAATCTGAGTTATCAGAGCGCACTACTCGGCGACGCGCATCAGGGAACGCAAGGCGCGCTGAGCTACGCGACTTTAAGAGCTCTCGCGCGCGTACCGCTGATCAGCGGTATCATTCAGACGCGAGTCTCTCAAGTCGCGGAGTTTGCGCGACCACAGCCCGATAGACACGCAGCAGGCTTTGTGATCCGGTTGCGGGATCAGAGCGAGGAACTCACCGACGAGCACCGCGCAGAGATCAAGACTATCGTAGAATGGTTATTGCGATGTGGCGACTCGCGGATAGTAGGCCACCAGACATTTGAGGGCTTTCTACGCGCCATTGTGCGAGACTCTCTAACCTTGGATCAGTGCTGTTTTGAGATCATCCATAAAGGCGGGCGCCCTATCGCGTTTAAGCCCGTGGATTCAGCGACGATCAGACGCGCAGCGCCCACAGAAGCAGAGATCAAAGCGGGCCAACGCGACCCCAAAAAAACGGCCTTTGTTCAGGTGCTCGATAATCGAGTAGTCGCGGAGTTTGACGCGGATCAAATGGCCTTTGGCATTAGGCGCCCGCGCTCAGAGATCTCATCAAACGGCTACGGATATCCAGAGATCGAAGAGGCCGCGCCAACGATCATCGACATGGTGAGGGCGAAGGCGTACAACTCGGCAAACTTCACCCACGGCCTACACCTCTCAGGAATCTTAGCAATCAAGAGTAAGATGAGCCCCGCGCTCTTTAGAGCGTTCAGGCGCGAGTTTTACTCGATGCTTCAGGGCGGTAACGGCGCGAAGAAGACACCGATTATCCAACTTGACCCAGAAGCAAAAGAAGAGGTTCAGAGCGTCAACATGACCAACTCTAACTCTGATATGGAGTATAGCTCTTGGCTCAACTTCTTGATCAAAGAGGTGTGCGCGCTGTACCAGATGGACCCCGCCGAGCTTGGCTATGTGTTCGGGAACGAGGGCCAATCAAGCGCACTGAATCAGGGAGGCCCCGCGCAGCGTATCGAGTATAGCAAAGAGAAGGGGCTGAGACCTCTTCTCAGAGCGCTAGAGACATGGATCAACCGTTGGATCATCTCACCTTTAGCGCCTCACTTAGAGCTTAGTTTTGTAGGGCTCGACGCACAGAGCGAGAGCCAAAGACTCGATGCGATCAGTAAGAAGGTTAACTCTTACATGACCGTAAACGAGGCGCGCGCAGCCTTCGACCTTGAACCGATTGATAACCCCGTCGCGGATATGTTGCTGAATCCTAGCTACATTAACGCGGCACAAATGGCAGGCGCAGAGAGCGACGAGGACGAGGACGAGGGCGAAGAGATCCCTGGACTCATCCCACCGAACCAAGAGCAAGACACAGACGAAGATATCGAGATTGATGAGGAGTTTTGATCATGAACGCGATCATTAAAGGTTATCAAGACGTACCCATGACACGACGACGCGCGCAGCTGCTCGCGGAGTATGCCGACAAGCTCGCAGAGATGCTTGAGAACGCGCCAGATGATCAGGATCTAGCCGAGTGGGTACAGAGCAAGATCGACCGCGCAGCGGGCGCCATCCAGAGCGCTTATCATTATCTCGATCAAGAAGACGATGAAGAGCTAGAGAAAGCGGTAGGGCATAAATACACGCACCGAAAGCGCGTAGGCACAGACAAGCGAGGGCGCGCGCGTTATCGCTATTACTACGCAGAGCACCAAGGAGGAGGGATCACACGCGCGAGCTTTGAGGCAGGCTCAGCTTTTAAGCTCACTTATAAAGGGAGGCGCGGACACTTCCATATCCATCACGTTGAGGGTGATCAGGTCTTCATTACACATGACTCACGCCCAGACATGGAGCCCGTAAGCATCTCAAAGGGCGAGCTCAGAGCGCTACTCAAGAGACAGCACACCAAAGCGGAACAGGCGCACGTCGAGAAGCGACGTAAAGAGGTAGAGAAGATCAAGAGCCGTAACGTCAAACAGGGCTTAGGTCTCGCGCTCCACCGACTCAGACAGGCGGCACAGGTCGCAGGCGTTGAGCTCGATGAGCGTTATCAGCGCAAGCCTAAGAAGAAGAAGCCCGCGCAGCGGACGCAGGCATCAGAGAGCGTAGACGCAACGATCCGAAGGATGATTCCCCCTTCGATGATAGCCGATTCAATCCCTAGTACACCGATCTCACTAGATACACTTGTGAACAAAGTGCTCAAAACGTCAGGAGCGCCGAGCTTATCGCCTGAGAATATGAAAAGGGTGAATGATCATGTACGCGCAGAGGTGGATAAGATGCTCTCAGAGAGAGTGATTGAGACATATGCACCGAGCAGGCCGTATGATGCACTATTCACACCCGCGCAGGCCACAGACACACCGCGCGAAGATCGCTTCGATACGATGCCAGAGGTTGAGGCACCAAGAGACCAGCTCACAGAGACAGCGCAACAGATCATCGAAGAGGCGAACCAAGAGCACGAAGAGCGCCACGACGAGCACCAAGAGATCACAAAGTTTGAGCTAGGTGAGCACACGCACACGAAGACAGGCGCGAAGCTCTTCACAGCGAAGCAGACCGAGCGCGTAGATAGAGATGAGTATTTCAGGCGCGTTGAGATCGCGAAGAAGCATCAAGGACGCTATGAGCGACGATATGTAAGAGGATTCGTCTTCAAGAACGCTGAAGACGCGCGCGCGTTTGCTCTTGAGGTAGAGGGCGCAGCACAAGAGGCGCCTGAGACGAGCGCCGAGACCGTGACACCTCACGAGGATCACCCAAGCGCGGACAACTTCGAGACGATGCCAGAGGTTGAGAGTGTCGGAACACCAAAGACCCTTTTAGATGATATCCGTTCAGAGATCACAGTAGAGCGCTTTATCAGAGAAGGGCGAAGACGCGAAGACACAGCAGAGAGAGAAGTAAAAAAGCTTCTCGGTGATCTTGAAAAGTTAGAACAAAGCTTACTTAACCGAGAGTACAGCACCGAGGCAAAACAGGCGAAAGCACAAGAGATCTTAAACAGGCGCCTCCCGAAGATCTTAGAGCAAGTGAGGCGGTTAACCCGCGCAAAACTAGTAAGACCTCAACTCTCAGGAGGAGCAGGCCAACGCAACGCGGCCCGGTATCACAGAGCATTAGGAGAGATAGGCATAGCGGAAGACCGTGCAAATGAAGAATATCGCAGAGCGCTCAAAGAGCTTGATCAGTTAGAAGAAAAACCTCCTCTACCAACCACCCCCCGCGAGCAGCTCACCGAGACCGCGCGCGAGGCAAGGCTAAATGTAAAACAGGTAAGCGCACGCGAGGCGATCAAGAGAGCGCGAGGCGCCCAAACGAGGATCAAGGCAAGCAATCGAGCCGATAAGCTCACCAAGACGGGAAGACGCGCCCGCGCTTCGATCAATGCAGACAAGCTACTCATCGAGGCGATAGAGCGGATCATGGATCAAGATTATCGTGAGATGGAGAGGCCCCTACCATCAGACATCAATCAACGCACACCGCAGCAAGACAACTTCGCGAAGCTTAGAGGCGCGTTGAACAATCTCAAGAGCTCACAGACACTCACGCGCAGGTCATGGACAGATGACCATGAGAGCTTACAGAAGAAGCGGATCAAGTCACGCAGCGAGATTGAAGACGCGCTCAAAGATCTTGAGACGCGATCTCTTGAAGAGCTCCAGACTCAGATTCAAGTGAGCATCGAAGATCTACCCCCGAAAGGGCAGCGCACAGCAGAGGACGCCAAGCGCTTCTTTGGTGAGCCTCAAAGGAACGAGGCGGCCAAGCGCGTGACCTATGAGCGAGACGGACACATTATCACAGGCCCGGCAAGCGGTAGAGGTAAAGGCAAGTTTAGATATAATCTAAGTTTACCTCGCGAGCGCTTTAGAGATGAACCTCTACTCGCGACCGCGCAGAGCTCCAACGAGATCGGAACCTACGACACGCTAGACGAAGCGCTAACCGCAGCGATCAATCAATATGAGCCCTCTGATCAGATCATTGACCGAATGGTTGAGAGCGCGAAAGAGGAGCGCGAGCGCACAGCGCGGAGGATGGGAGTAACACCCACCAGAACCGCGCACACGATTGTATTAGACCGCTTGTTAGAGGCGAAGCGCTCAGGCAACGAGGCGCAAGAGTCACAGGCCAATGAGCAGCTCAGACCGCAGCTCATGAGCTTGTTAGAGCGACTTGAACAGGGAACGCTTGACCAAGGAGAGCGCCAAGCGCTCTTATCACGTTATCAAGAGCTAGAGACACTCACCACAGGCGCAGCGCAAGAGCTCGCTCAAGAGATTGTGAGCAGGCTGCAAGGCGCGGATAACTTCGAGACGATGCCAGAGGTTGAGAGCGCGCCTAGACAGGGCGCCGAGAGACGGCGTAAAGAGGCCCTCATTAGATTGCGCTTTAGACAGTTACTATCACTCCAAGATCAAGAAACAACAGAGACGCTTGACGCTGAAGAGAACCGCTTAAACGAGCTCTCATCTAAACTTCTTAGGACAGTAGAAAAAGCAGAGCAAAAGAGGATAGAGACTCAGATACAGAGCCTCATAACAGAGGCAAGAGAGAAGGTACAGCGCGCAGAAGAGAGGGCAGGTGAGGCCACGCAGAAGCTCACGCCTGATCCCGCCCAAGCTATAATAAGTGACCTCATGAGCCTTGAATCAGATGAGATCAAACAAGCTGAGAAGTACATAGAAGGCTACAAGGCAGAGAGATATAAGAGGGCGAACAAAGACCTTTATATTAAGGAGTTGAGCAACCTATTAGGCAGCGCTATTGCATACAACTATGAGAGTTTATCTGAGCGGTATTCAGAACAAGCAATAGTGCAAACACTAGAGAGGTTGGAGGACGAAAAGAATAAACCCCACCTCGATAACGCGCTAGTAAGCCCCCTCTTAGACAGACAACCAACCACCCCCCGCGAGCAGTTAACCGAGACCGTGAGAGAGCTCTCTGATCAGCCCGCGAGAACCGCAGCCGTGAGCAGGACACCGAGAGCGAGCGAAGCGACTTTAACGGGCTCAGGAGATCTCAGCGACACAGAGCGGAGAGATCTGACAAACCGCGCGCGCTTCATCACATCAGGTAGCGAGGAGACCACAAAGACAGGGCGACGGAGCAGAGCGCAGAAGGCCAAAGATCAAGAGCTCTTACTGATCTATAACCGCTTGCACAGCGACGCGAGCGCGAGACTCGGACCCCTCGCGCCTCGATTCGCTGATTACTCGCAGTTTGTGAAGTTACAAGGGGGAGACCTACCAGAGCGTGCGCAGACACGCGCAGACTTCAGAACAGGGATCATGAGCTCTATCGAGGAGCTACGCAACGCGACCACCGCGCAGCCGACATCGAGCACACAAAAGAGCGCCACTCACCTGATCAACTACCGAGCGCAGCTACTCCAGACGATAGAGCGGATCGCTTGACAGATAACGCTTGAGAGAGGCGCCTCATATCCCTTATTGTGATCACTCGCCCTTAGATCAGAGGAGAGAGAGACATGATAGGGGATTTTGTATTTAAGCTTAAATACGCG